AATAGTGGCTGTCGCCGTTGGCTTGCTGTACGTGATATTTCAGGTCTGAAGGTGTCATGATGCGTATCCTTTGTTTGTGTGTGGCCCATTCTACCGAATTGAATGGGCAATGCAAGCCCTAGATTAGTAGTCCTGCAAGATTTCTTGCATGGCTTGACGTTCGGTGCCAGTGAAGAACGAACGCATTTTTGTCAAGTTTTCACAGCAGGCGTTGTAAATGCCTTGAGCCTTGATGCTGTCTTTATCATAGCCCAATTCATCACACCAGTCATGAAAGTTTTGCTCAGCAGAATTCGAGTCAAAAAGCAAGCTGCTAAGAACGCCAGCAACGGACGGGGCTACAGCTTTAGAGTTTGCCCGTTTAATCATTTCACGGTGTCCAGCAGACGCCTTGCCGGCTCGCTTCAGCTCCATTTGACCATAGGCAGTCAAAACGCGGTGACCGATGCCAGTGTGGTAGTCGGTAGTCATAGCAGGCTTACCAGCACGATTGAACACACACAGCCACTTGTCACACTCCCACTCGTCCAGCTTGGTAGCAACACCGCCAGTTGCTTGAAACGTAACACCTTGAGCTTTCAGGTATTCAGTGATAGCGGTTTCAATCGGATTAACCTGCGGTTGCTTAGCCATGATGCGATTCCTTTTCAGTGTAGAAGCTTGTTTGCTTCTGATATTGGTCATTCTACAGGGTTGAACATCCTTGTCAACACTCTTTTTAACGAGAAATTGAAAACAGCACCGATAGCGATACCAACCACACAACGAACATAAATGTCAATACGGTTATGATGATTCTTTCTACAGGTGTCATGTCTGCCAACCCTCCTAGATGGAGAAAAGCCCCGTTGATTAGACGGGGCAAGGGGTTTGCTGTTACGCCGCGTCTGGCTTTTCAGCGGTACGGCTTGGGAGTTTCAACATCCAGCGAATCATGTCACCGATGATTGGGTAAATGTCGTTATGGCGTGTGCCAAACTTCATCCATTTGTTCTGGCTATCGAACGTCCCAATGTTCCGGTTAGTGTCACCGCCGTCAGGCAGATAGTCACGCAAGCCGTTAAGCTTTTGCTTGATGCGATCCTGTTCAGTCAGTTCATAAAACCGCCATACAGGGTTGGTGTGGCTGAAGTTGACTTGTGACAAGCCTTGCAGAAGCCTTTCGAGGTCTTCACCGGCTGTAGCGTCACGACGACGACCAAACCCGAGGTCGTACACCAGTTTTGCTACAGCCTTGACGACTACAGGCTGTGCCAGCACCGTATAGGCTTTTGCCCCCGGCTTACCAAAGCCCGGAACGTTAGCGATTGCGCCCCACGCTCTGCAAGCTGTAGCATATTTTTCTTCTACATCAGCAGGCGTGGCACTGGCAATGCTGGTTTTGTTCAAGAACAGGATAGCGTTAGTCGCTGCAAGGTCGCGGAATGTCCAGCGGCCTGTATCCTTGTTCCAGTTGGATTGATCACCGTCTGTTACGTCGTCCCAGTCCAGAATGTGAGGCAGCAATTCGTTCTGGATGAACTGGTTAACAGGGTTGGCGCTGTCAAACTTCAGAGCTAGCGAGCGCTCTACCTTCTTAGCAAGGTTATTCAGGTCGTGGAACAGTTGCTGTTCTTCCCGAACGCCTAGCCCTAGATGAATCTCTACAGCGATCTTGCTAAAGCCCCGTGCAACTTCGTCGCATTCGTCCCATGCCGCCAGCACTTCGGTAGGGATTGGTTCCTTGAAGTTGCCTTCAAAGAGTTTTGGTTTGCGTGGATATTTCCGATTGAGCCTGATTTCAGTCAGGAATTCGAAAACCAAATCCATCGCATAACGACGGTGCTGACCATCGATCACATACAGCATGTCACGCTGACCAAGGAACACTTTAAAGCAGGCCGTCTCACCGTCGGCTTCCATCCGCTTTCCTTCGATACCAGCGCCACCGGGGGCAACGGTGCGAAGGTTGCAAACGATAGGCTGCAAGCTCATGTAGGTTTGTGGCCCCATCACCCGTTGAAGCTCATGCAATGCCAGCGATTCTGGCTTATTGAAGTTGCGGCGGTATTCAATAGCCGCTGCAATCATGCCGCGAAGGATGTATTTTGCCAGACCGGTGGCGTGTGCCTCATTGAGTGGGCGTTGTGTGGCTGGCGAGCCATCAGGCTGGCGCTCGTTTGCCACCTTGCTCATGGCGTAGAAGTCTTTCATTGGGATCAGGGCAATAAAGGTGCGATGCCCCAGATTGTGACCAATGAACACCTTTTCAGGTCTGACTTGAGAGTCAGCTTCTTTCAGCAGGTTGTCGATAGAGGTCAGTGGAGTAGGAAGCGATTCATTAGGCATGAACATAGCATTTCTCCTGAAACGTTGGGTTTGCCTTTCGGCTTGGGCTTGGCTTGTTTGCCTTGCTTGATTAAGAGACTAGCACCCCTAGGACGAGAGTCAAGGAAATTTTCAAATTATTTTTCAGTAATGAAAAAGCCCCGACAGGCGGGGCTTTCCTCAGGCTACAGCATTAATCGTGCCAATCAATATCAACATCGTTACAGGCCGCTAGCTGGCCTTGAAGGCCATACTGTAGCTCTTCTTGAAACTCACGCTTGATAGCTTCGAATTGAATCGGTGCCAATTGCAGAAGAGCGCCCCCCGGCTTGACATTCAGACCACAAATTGTCACTTCTGCATAAGTGTCGTCTAAGTGCTTGACAAGCTCACTATTAGACACTTGTACAACTCCTTTTACCACAGCATAGCCACGGAAACTTTTGACAGTTGCCAATGCCAACATCGCTACATTCATGCTGCCCAATCCTTGTTACTCCTAAGTGTCCAGCGGGCGCCGTTGTGGCTTGTACCCTAGCTGGTAATGCGTATTCTACAGGATGTTAGGGGCATGTCAACTAGAAAACTCTAATTAAATCAGTGCCCCTAGACGGTTTATTCAGGCTGTTTATCATCTTCAAAAATGTATTCGTCACCGCCAACCTTGCAGCTAGTCATTTTCGACAGTGTGACGTTTACCCAAGGATAGGGATTGCCCTTTGCGATCTTGTCAGGATCAGCGGCGGTATAGTTGTCAGGGTTGTGAGCCGCTGGATTAGCCTGTACCACAGCATTAGTGCCACTGGCAAGGGCTTTATTCATCCATTGCTTTAGCACGCGGTGTGTGCTAGTGCCGTCCTTTTTCTGCCACGTTACGGCAAACATTTGGCCCTTGTTAGAGTCAAGGATTTCACGTTTCTTTTCGATTGAAGCGCCTTTGATAATGATGGTAGCCATTTGCTATTACTCCGGTTTGTGTGCCTGTAGTGATTCTAGGTCAATCAGTCGCATTCGTCAAGGGCAATTGTGACAGGAAAATCATAATCATCCTCAAGCGTAGCGTGTACCTCTTGAGCGTCCATTGTAGCAGGGTAGAACACCTTGTCAATAGGATTGTGTACGCCTTTTTTAAATACTTTCCAGAACACTTTAGAGCCCTTTATAACAGGCAGCACCGGATTCTGTTAACAGTTCCGAACGGTGCCATTCAATGCCCCACACTGTTAACATAGCCTGAAGTTTGCGAGTGTAGTTATTGCCCTGCGCATAGGTGGCTGTCTGCTTATAATACACTTCACCGTCTGGCTGAATGATAACACCACTTAGGCCGCTGTCTGGCGCATCACTCTCAAACAAGGCTACACGGTGCCAGCCTTTATGGTCACGAAAAAGCTTAACTATGAACCCATTATCTAGGTTAAGGGAGCGTAGCTCAACCTCATGACCTGTAGTGGAGCATTGGTTAAGCGCGTTCCAGATAGTGCAATTCATAGTGTTAACCCCTTGCAATCAATTCGACAGACTTTGCGGCTGTACCATGAGCGCGAAAGCCGATTATGTAGTCACGTTTTACATCTTGACAAAGGGCACACTTAACACAATTAACTTTGTCGTTGTTCTCGGCTGGACAAATCACAACCTTATTACCAGCGGGAGTATAAGATACTTTCTCAGCATCACGCGGCATAATTACAACAACTGGAGCAACATTTAAAGCTTTCAACTTATCAGCATGATTAACGTCATTGCCACTAACATTAATTGTGAAGCCTTTAACGTTTGCATCTTGACCGGCTTGATTGTGACGCCAAAGTGTGTTGTTCGAAAGGGCTTTAACTTGACGGATAAACTGAGGCCACTCTACAGCGTTCTTGCTTTCGCCATTATCCAGTTTACGCCAATGCATACCGACAGGACCATACTTGGCATAACAGCCTTTAGCCTTGATAGGGCAAGCATCGGGGCAAGTGGTAGAGTTAGAAGTGGAGACAGGCATAGGACCGGTTTTAGTGTTGCCGGAAACTGGATTAAGAACGTAGAACACTGCAATTCCTTACTACTTAGGGGGTTTGTGCTTTTCAATGTCGAGTATTGTACAGCGTTGATATGTAGCGTCAACCCTTAATACCAAGAAATTTAAAAAGAATTATGGCCACAACAACATAGACTAGCTTGACTTTCCATTTAGGCCACGGCTTGGCTTGCACCGTCCGTGCCTTGATTTCAACCGTTTTGTCTGGCTTGACGTAACGGCCTGTAGCCTTGAGCATGGCTGTTTTAGCCCTAGCTTCACGAATATCTAGCGCCTCATGGCAGTCTAGATAGGTGTCATATTCGATCATATCAAGGCTTAGAGCGCGTTCCAGCTCTATCCTCAGATCATCGATTGTATCAACCTCTACAGCGCCTTTGCCTAGAATCCGTTGGTGGAGTGGTGGCTTCACCTTGACTCTGGGTTTAGGCTGTGCTTTGGGTTGTGGAGCCCGTCGTATGCCAGCCATATTAAAACCCTACGTACCACTTGCCGGAAGTTTTGCCAACCTTGACAGCATAACCGCAAGTGTCCGCCCACAGTACCGCATGATGAATCGAGTCAAACCATACATAAAACAACACTTTGCAATCTCCTAAAACCGAGTGTAGACAACGATTGACAGGCTGTCAAGCCCTATTCTTTATCAGCCCAAATGCCCCAAGCTTGGGTGCCCCGGCGGCCCGAACGGCGGCCTATGTCACCCTTTCGGGCTTGTTTCTTGGCTTGTTCATACTGGTAGGAGGCTACAAAATCAGATGCTTTGACTGGACGTGCCATTTACTACTTATCCTTAAACCGTTCTTAGTTAGTGTGCCGTTATTCTATGGTTAACGGCTTACCATGTAAAGCGTTTAATCGAATTTAATTCGACGGCCACCAATGGATAACGCTTTGATAGTTTCCATGTTGACATTGCGGAGTTGTTCCCGGCCTTTATCGTCCTTCTTGTTAAGAACAATCGTCACATACTTTTCAATGTGAGCCGTAGTATTAACGCCACCTTTACCAGTCTTGCGGATATGACCGTTTAGTGTGCGTTCGGTGCCGTCCTTCTTAATGAATGTAACACCGAAAAACTTAGAGCCGTTGGCGTGGATCAGTGCGGCAATTTGCTTGCTAACAACATCAGTCTTTACAGTCTTCAAAGCTTGCATCTTAGTTCCTCTAGTTGGGGTTGTTTGTTTGTGTGGGGCCATCTTATCACCGTTTGGCATTACGTCAACAACAAAACGCGATAAACCTTAAAATCTTTTGAGGCGTGCTAGATAAATGAACCGGGCGAGCGCGTGATACAGGATAATTTATTTTTGTCAAGGGCTTGCATTCGTTGTTGGGTTGTCTATAATTACACATAGCAGGAACGAAAGCCGAAAGGCCAGACACTGGAGTACAAGGTGGGGAGGGTGCCTGTCATTCTGGTAATGCGAATGAATCCCAACTGCGGAAGCGAATGACTCTCGGCATCATTCTCAAATGAGAACCTATCTCGATACCTGATGAGAATGATTCTCCCTCTCAGCCAGTGGGCTACAGACGTGCTACACCATTTTCGAGTAGCACGTCACTCCCCCGGAATCCCCACCCTCGCGGAAAAATGTACCGATCTGTAAAAAACGCTTTGGGTATCTGGTTCCCCGTGAAAATCTGTTTGGTTCCCTGAAAATCCCGTTGGGTATTTTTCTCAGTCGAAGATGGAGCCGATCATGTCACCCACACCACCAATCATATCAGCGGCCACGTCCACCATGAAGTAGGCTGTAGCCACGTCCACTGCTGTCTCAAGCACGTCTTCGATAAAGGTTGTGGACTGGTAGCGACCGTGATTCTTGGGGCACTGAGCACTGCGAGAGTGGGCAGTGAAGGTGCTTTTGCAGTAGTCGCAGCGTAGTTTGTAAGCCATGATGGTTCTCCATATTGGTTGATTTGGCTATGATACAGGGTTGTTTGGGTTCTGTCTACAGCTCTGTGAAAATCTATTTGGGAAATTCCCATATTGAAACCTTTTGGCGAAAATCCGTGGTGCGAAAAAGTAAGCTGAATACCCTGCCGCCCTAAAAGTAAGACAAACAAGTAAGCCCCTACAAAAGTAAGGGCTTTGGTATTATAACCAGACCGCCATGAGGATGCTGGCAATCGCACTGGCTGCCGCCACAAGGCAGGCAGCACCACCAACGTAAGGCACAAACGTTGGAACTTTACGTTTGTAATGGCCCTTGGCCCTGTCCTCGTAATTATAGAAGCTATCAACCATCAGCATGACCAGAAACACAACCAGTGCAGTCGCAGCAATCTTGAAAAGCAACAGTGTTATCATTATTTACCTCCTTCAATGTGTTGTTTAAGTGCAGTCAGAGAAGCAAACTCTTCACTCCGAATCTTCCCACCACACCCTCGGGGGCGATAATGCCAAGCATTGCTCTCGTTGTAAATACGGCCAAGCTCTTTCTTGTGCCACCGAACTTTAATGTATTCTTCTTTCTGTTCGTAGTTGATCATCTTATTTCTCCGTGCAAATCATGCGGAATCGGCGGTAGTCATTTGTAGAAGACTGCCGAGATATAATCTGGCTTACTGCGTAGTCACACTTAGCCTGACTGGTGAACTCTTGGCTGTGTGCTGTTGGACCCTGCCCATCAGTCCACATCAATAATACCCACATTCCTAGCTCTTTCATTTGTTTCTCCGTTGTTTGTCTTGATGTGCCCATTTTACAGGAATGGGGAGCCGTGTCAACTCTTTTTCACTTTATTCAACTCAAAAAGAAACCCGCCGAAGCGGGTTCATTAATAGCGAATACCAGTGCGATCAAACAGAGCAGTTGTTAGTTCTTCGATTCTTGCCTCAAGCCACATTCTACGCTTTGGGATTGTTGTTGTCTTCAAGCATTCACGGAATGCAGTGAGCTTGACTCTAAGAATTCTGACCTGTTCTTTCGCATAGTAAGCCACCAGTGCAGCGGGTGTTGTGTCAGCCATACTAGGCTCCTTATAGTGTGAGGCTGTGTATCGAAGATACGCTCCTTGCCTCAAGGTAATTATAACACCTTTACGCACTTGTGTCTAGCCCTATTCGTCGGCTGGTTTGGCTTCCCACTGGCCCTTACGACCCTTGCGTTGGTCACGTGAGTTACGATCAGTCTTGCGTTGTTCACGCTTAGCTTTCTCGTATTCCCAGTTCTTGCCAAACTCTTCTGCACTCATCTTTCTCAAAATAGTTTCCTTTTGTTAGTCATAATAGTATCCAAATCTTCCCACACTTGCTGGTAGAAACTTGTTGGGATTGTGCCATCAAGGTGCCATGCACCCACCATGCCCTTCGTGTATGTGCAGTGGCTAAGGGCAGCCTCGTAGGTCTTAGCCTCACTCACCATTGCCACGAAGTCTTCAACGTGTTTTATCTTTACTTCGGGTGTCATTTGTTCATCACACCTATCTGAAGTTCGTAATCATGACCAGCTTTGCTGTTTAGTTCAAAGTGGTTGCCGTAAACATACCAATCTTCACTATGACGCCATTCAACACCAGTGTGAAATTCTTCTGTAGTGCAGGAACCACCTTGCATGTAGTAACCATGTCCATCACTGTGGCTCAAGACAACCACCTTAGCATCTTGTGGCATTGTTTTCAGCCACTCAATCAACTCAGCTACGATCATTTGGCTTTCTCGATACGCTTGATTGCCTTGTCGAAAATGTTACGACCAGCCTTCAACCCCACAACACCCATCGATTCAAACTGATTCTTCATCTGGTTTGCAGCATGGCAGCAGGCTACAACATTGCCTTTGACATAACCCTTGGTGCCGTCGATACGGTCAATGGTGGCATCCGACAGACGCAGCTCGCCGTTAGCTTCTTTGCCAGTACTCTTGGTGAGGATGATGCCAGTGTAGTAGCAACGCTCAGCACTCATCAAATTCTTCATCGACTGGAATGACAGGTCGAATTCAATACCACGCTTCTTGGCGTTCTCTGCTTTCCAAGTCAGGTGCTTGGCACAGTACAGGTCGAATTCAGTTTTGGTCATGTTGAAACGCATCGTTGTTGCTCCGTTGTTGGTTGATGTGGTGAATCTTACAGTACTTGTTTCAAGTCGTCAAGCGTCAAACCTTTAGATTTCAACAAAGCTTCAATATCAACTAAAGTATTGTTGGCCCGCTCGGTTTTCCAAGCGTGAGCTACTTCAAACGCACGATCAACGATCGTCTGAATAGACTTACCTTCACGCAACTCGTACTCGATTATTAACTTGAAACTATCCAACATTTCAGTTGGTTTTACTACGGTCTTAGGACGTTGAATAGCAACTGCCCGCTGTACATCGAGTTGACCGGCATTATAAGCCCTACCCCAAGTCATGAAACGCCCTAGCCACTTCTTTTTGTCGTCCCAAGATAGGGCTAGCTCTGAAGCAATCGCAGCTTGAGTGGACAGGCAGTTTCTTACCATCTCTATGATGGTCTTTTTATCTTCAATCAGGAAGATTCTCTGTCCATACTTGTACATATCACCAGCGCCGGTTGCTCTTTTTACTGCTTCACGTACAAACAAGACGATTTCGCTGATAGTTGTGTATTTCAAAGTTAACTCCTAATTGGTTTGTGTGGGCTATTCTACAGTGTTTATGTTTCGTGTCAAGCGTTTATTTGCCTACCTTATAGAGGAAGTAGTTGCCTACGGCTGCAACGCCACAGACGATAGCCAAGAGTGCGTTGAGGGTGTATATGTTGTACACACAGCATACAGCAGTTACAACAGCTAACTCCAAACGGTATTCTTTAAACATTATACACCCTCCACATTGTATTCTTTGAGTAGTTCTTCAAGAGTCGCTTGACGCTCGCTGATCCGGCTTTTCAGGTTTTCAAGGTCAGCTTGCAAGCAACCCAGCTCAGAGTCCAGAGCTACGATGCAGTGTGCAACACTGACAGTCATACGCTTGGCGAGTTTTTCCACTCGGAAGTGTTCGAACAGACAACCAACAGTGAAGTAGTGATTGAAACCGTTATCGTCTTTTAGCAGATACTCTGCATCGTCAGAGTATGGCCCCGCCTCTTTTAGCTCGTAGGCTCTGTCCAGAGTGAAAGAGGCGTGTTTGTTGTTAGTTAGGACCAGCTCTTTCTTGTAGATGACACGCATTAGTATGTTTCTCCAGTATAAGGCTTCAGCAGATGTTGGTTCTTGTTGAACCGTTCGATGTAGTCATTCTCACCTAGTTCGTTGTACAGGTCAAGCACTTTTTGATAATTTTCCCAAGCATATTCACGGAACCATCCGCTTGTGATGCTGGTACACACTTTCATCAGAGCCATTTCAAAGCTCCAGCGAGCGGTTGGGCCACCTTCCTTACCCAAGCCATGAGGAATCTGCGAACGCTCAAGGGCGAGCACACAGGACTCTTCGTAGACACCATATAGCCGCACCTTCTCATCAACACTCATAAACTTCTCCTTGGAAGTCATAACCTCAGAGCCGTCCTTCATGTACTTGGTATAAGCTGGCGAGAAGATACGCTTGCCATGAGCCACTAGACAGCCTACACGGCCATCAGGGCAAGGCTGACCCCATTCCACGTAACTGTCCAGAGCAACAGCCAAGTGAATGCTATCATGGTCGTACACGTAGTTCACACCATCACCATTGAAGAAGTCTTTTGAACTGACGTTCAACTTTGGGTGTGCGTAGTCGTAGGACTCTTTCTCACGAAGCTTTAGAAGCTCAACGTTGGCCGCATTCTGCTCAAACCACACCCGAAGCCAGTACTCTCCAAGTTTTTCACGCAGGAACTTTATGTCCGACATGGTTTTCAAGAAGTGTGGTGAGTTACGCTTATAGCGGTGGCTCAGTTTAATCAACAGCAGATCATCATTGATTGCTGGGCGAGTCTCATGGTCTTTTGCGGTCGCCTCGTAAACTTCCAGCAACTTCAGAGCAGATGTACCTTCCCACGCCAACTCAAACTCGTAGTTCATGCCGTCTTTATCACGTGCATGGTAATACTTACCACCTTGCGTTGGTACAGCGAATTGCAGTTTATCCTTATTGGCTTTATGCCAAGCTGTGAACTGCTCAATGGTGCAGATGAAGTCCCAATCGACGGTACGTCGAGTCCCTTCCAGTTCAGGGTTGTTTGCTACCAGAGCGCGTGAGCCAATCAGAAGCATTTCGAATTCCTCGTTTGTGTTTGTATGGGCACATCATAAAGAAAGCCCCGACACCTGTCAAGGGGCCGGGGCTAATTCTTTTAGCAGCTTTGGCTGGAAGCGTTCCAACCCGGCTCAGACCAACGCATACCCTGCTCTTCGTGATATTTCTCAGAGTAGTAGGTGCCGCCCATACCGTAACCGCCAAAGTTCACGTCGAACTCAAGGCCATGCTCATCAGCAATACTCTCAGCCTGATAAACAAGTGCTTCAGCTTCTGCAATCAGCTTGGCGATTTCGTTCAGTGCCTCACGTTTGATATCAGTCATTAGACATTCCACCCGTAGTCGTAGCCCTCTTGAGCAGAAGTTTCCCACTCGCAGCCACCAGACGATTCCCACAGGGAAGCTGGAGTGTAGGTGTTGCTATCACCATCACGGTCTTCGAATGTGAAAGGCAGCTCAGCATCTTCAGCGATATCACGTGCATAGTCTTTCAACAGCTCGAATAGGTCATCGTAGCTCAGATCAAGCGCACCTTCATCAGGGATGTTCTTCAGCAGTACAGCCAGTTGAGCTAGAGCTTCTACGCCACCCTCAGCCAAACCATCAAAGTCGTGAGTGTCATAGGTGTAGGTACGGCCATCGTGGTAAGTGTTGCCGATGGTTTGGGCTACCAGAGAGATACCGTCAACCAACAGGATACGGCCAGTTTCAGTTACAGTGCGAGTCATTATGATTCTCCTTTGTTAGTTAAATTAGCAGTACATGGAGCTGGAATCCCAGTCCACTGCGTCAATCAGGCGGAAGTCGTTGGTGTACTTACCCACCTTGATATCAGCCGGAATATTGAATTCGTTTGCCAGAGTCAGCAGCTCATTCATCTGTGGTGTCACTTGAGCAATCAGCTCAGCTACACGTGCTACAGCTTCACGCTTGGCGATGTTGTAAGCGGCCTGATCGTCAGCGTAACTACCAGCGATGTAAGCTTGCACTTCTTCGACAGTGAAGACCGCATGTTCCAGTTCGAAGTCATACTTATCTGGACCCAGACGCTCACTATCCAGATAATACTCGTCCTTGTAGTCGCGGCCATTCTTGGCGTAGACACACTGGTTGTCTGCCTCGACAGTGGTGGCACCTTTGATATCCAATTCACCGTTTACAATCAGATTTGCCACAAACAGAATAGTCTTCATGCTTTCTTTCCTCCATCAGCCAGTCGGTTTTCAATTTTGTGGTCAGCACGGGAAGCGTTATATTCCAGCTTCTCCAAGATCGCACCAGCCAAGTCCCAACCTTCATGACCAGCAAGGTCGAACGCACGGATGATGGCGTCAGCCAGTTCAACTTCTGGCATTGGGCGATGTGGCAGTTTATCGTCCATCAAGCCCTTACGAACACCCTCAACAGCTTCGCTTACCTCACTATGCACCAGTGCCAGTTTAGCGAGTTGCAGGGTTACGTCACCCTTAGGGAACGGCTCGTTGGTTGCGATGTTCTTCCACCAGCCTGCCTCAACGTTGCCATTGTAGATGACCCATTGCAAGTGTGTCAAGCCTTGATGAATGCGTGCCACTTCGAATACTTCTAGATTTTGGATCATGTTCTCTCCTTATTGTGTGAAATTAGCAAGTGCCGTAGCTAGACGACCAGTGGTCAGGCTGATAGTCAGCCGTGGTGTTGTAAGCTCGACCACCTTCAAGGGTGATATCGAACGCAATGCCGTGTTCATCAGCGACAGCCCGAGCTTGTGCGTGCAGCACTTGAATGGCTTCGATCATGCCAGCGAGGTATTGGGTTGCTTCGTGAGAATTCATGATTACTCCTTGTTAAGTGGTTTGAGGTCGCTGAGGTATTCGTAGGCACCGGGTTCGCCACCAGCATGGTCCCAACCGCTACCCTCGCCTTTGAACAGCGGGCAGGTTGTACCATCATCCTTAAACAATTGTACGATAGTGCCCACTGGAAACAGGCTGCCCTCTAAGGCAACAAACTTGTCACCAATTTTGTAACCCTTTTCTTCGCACGGTGTCATCTTATTCCCCTCTGATATCGTTGATTGTATTGAAGGTGTAGCCCAGCCCGCCCTGAATCATCAGGGGGAAAGTGCGGAAGCCCATCATACCGATTTCTTCCAGCTTGTCCATCAACTCTTCCATGTCGTAGTCAGTGCCGAGCACCTTTACATCGAATGGAATACCGCGAGACTTTAGCACGTTTTTGGCCTGCTCACAAGAGGGGCAAGGCACTTTGCTGTAGATTGTTACGTTCATTCAACCACCTCAAAATCTTTTGCGAAGGCCATAGAAACTGGGATGTCGTTAAGGTGGATACCAACACCCCAAAGGTTAGTCACTTCGTACACTTGGCCTACGGCCAGACGACCCCAGCCGTCTTGATTGATCAGACGCACCTTGGTGCCCATTTCCAACTCTTCGTATTTAATCATTTCGTTTTCTCCTTTTCAAGTTCTTTCTTTTTGAATTCAATATCACGCAGGTGACTGTACCACATTTCGTGGTATTGTACTCGCATACGTTGTAGTTGTGCAATCATTTCATCCAGCTTTGTGAGACGTTTGAAGAAATGCTTCTCGCCCCAAGCATCGAAGTCCAGATTGACAGGACGACCACCACAATCACGAATTTGAATCCCGCCGCTGATATGAGGGTCAGACTTGATTGAGTATTCAGTCAAATCCTTCACCCGTGCCGTCTCAACAGTGCAAACCATCGAGCCTGTCTCACCAGCATCGTCAGACAGGAAACGTTTTTCGGTGTGACGCATCTTATGCTCCTTGAAGTAAAAGGACTCCAGTGATAACTCCCATCAGGTTGATTGGGACGTAGTGTTTAGGGAGGGCAATGATACCGATGAAGCAGCCCACTGTCAATACCCAACCTGCAATTATTCCGATGCCCATCAAACTTTCTCCAGATAGAAGCCAGTCCAAATGACAAACTTCATGATTTCGTTACCGAAGCCTGAATCCTCAGTAAATTCATAGACTGTCTTCTTCTCTCCTGTCGTGAACTCCTTTTCCTTCCATTGCCCCGGTAATTGATTCATCATCATACCCGATGCACGGTTGTCAAGCTTCCCAACTAGAATACCTTTATCAGTGCGAAGGTAGTACATTCATATCTCCAAATCAGCTTTGTGTTGGTATCTCACTTGGAAGGCCCAAGCGTTCTTACGGATTTCAACAGAGCGATTCTCACTCCCCGAAATAGTTGCCCAGTAGAACACATCAACATCCCACTTGTCAACCCCATAACGTTCAGTTCGAATGATTTCTACAGGGTAGTTGCTCGACCCAACCCAAATCTCACCAGCATTGAAAGCTGGCCCGTCTGGGTTGTGAAACTTCTTTACTCCGTTCATTAGTAACTTACCTTCTTGGTCTTTTGTTTACCGCACTTCTGACATTCCAGTGTGCGACGTTCTCCAGTTGGCTGGATGAAGACAAATACGACTGTCACAAGCTGTTCTGTGTGAATCACCTTGTAGTTGTGCCAACAAAATCTCATGAAAAATCCCTCGCCACCGTTTCTGATGGGAGGGATTCTACAGGGTTTCAGAAGGCTGTCAACCCCTTATTGGCACATTTCACACGATTCAATACGGGTAATTTCCCCGGCACCACGCATGGAATAGATGTAGTACAGAGACAGAATCTCAGGGTCTTCAAAAGCAATCCTGTGGATTCGCCCAATGTACTCAGGACTGTCATTCGACGTGAAGTAGAGGTTGATGCTCTGCCCTTGGTCGATGTATTTCTGACGCTGAGAACACTGCATCAGGTGATCTTCCATTGGAATCTCAAACCCTGTGCGGAATACAGCTTTCTCTTCGTCTGTCAGCCATGTTACGTGCTGGACACTGCCTTTGCGTTCGTTCATATCCTTAACGCATTGGTTGATATCCAAACCTTTTTTCTTGATCAGTTGCAACAGCACCTTGTTGATGCGGAAGAACTCACCGCCAGCCGATTGCTTGGTGAAGCACATGGCAACGTCCAAGCCTACACCCTCAGAAGCTCCTGCCATCAACTCAGCGGTTGATTTGGTTGGAGGCATCATCAGCATTGTGGCGTTACGCTGTCCAAGCCCTACACAGCCTACAGGCTCTCCCAGAGTGACAGCCAACCAACCGTTCGCTGCATCAGCATCAGCACGGATACCTTTGAACACTTTGATGTTCAGCATCATCGCTTCCATGCTCGAAACACTCAGCATTTCAGTTTGCAGCAGGGTGTGCCAGCCCAGAACACCAGAGCCCAAGGCACGGAAGTGTTCAGTGAACAGTTGAATCTTAGCCATCGCCTTCTTATCGTAGTCAGACATTTCTGCCATGCACTCTAGATATTCGCTGATGTTGCAGTCAGACATTACTTGTCCAACAAACACCAACTTCTCAGGCCAGCTACGGTACATTTCCAAGTTGTAGTTCAGGATCACACAACTGAATGTGTAAATCTCGTTACTTGGCAAGTTGGTTTCTTGGCAGAGATTGCTCGCTCTCGCTCGCAGCCCAGCACGTTTAAACGCTTTAGCCAGCTTACGGTTCATCTTGTCAATGAATGTGAAGTAGCCCTTACCACGTGGCATCTTAACGCCCAACATCTTGGCAAACTTGCGTAGAGCCTCTGGATCACGTTCACGCATTTGGAAGACAAACTCATCGTCGATCAGCCAGCCTACGTTATTCGATTCAGTGCGTTCATACAGGTAGTCAGCCACCTTGTCAAAGTCACCGTGTTGTGGGCGAAGGCTGTAAGCACAAGAGCCACGACGTGGACCCTGAGCCACTTCTTCCATCACGTTGATAATGTCACGAATCAAAGGCATCAGCCCTTGCGAACGTCCACCGCGAATTGGATCACCCTCAGCAGGCCAGTCGTCCAAGCAGTAGCTCGTACCGTGGCTGTGCTTCGTCAGGATCGCCGCTTCTGTCAGGAAGTCGTAACGATCAAACAGGTTGTTGCCTACATTGCCACCAGCACAGCTTACAGTTGTTCCGCGTTTACGGATACCGCCGTTGGCTAGAAGAGGCGTAGACGGGCTTACAAAGCCATCCCACATCACTTGGAAGAAAGCCTCTTCCCATGTTTTCCCCGCCCAATACGGAATCACGTTCCACCAAGTTGGATACTCTTTAGGAGCATGAACTGCCAGAGCAGCAGCCACAGTCTTGAATCGGCTCTTCACTGTTTCGTTGTTGTACGAATATTTGTCGTAGAACAACTGGATACCGCCTGTAGTATACCAAGGTGGGCAGTCACCATCAATAATTTGTTGCTTTCGCAGTGTAGAGTAGTTAATCACTCTGTGTCCTCCGTTGTGTAGCCTACGATAAATCCGTGTTCATCCCAGCTAGATTCATATTCCATACCCATACCCGGTGTGAAGAAGTCCACCATCTTGTATGAGTCAGTTCCAAGTACAAACCAAGCCTCAATCGGGCTGCTCGCTCCGGGGAACGGTTCATCCAATCCAAGTCGTGTTGCAAACACGTTAAGTCTTACTTTGATGTAGTTTTTGAAGTCGTCTTTGGTCATGCCATTCAACTTATCTTCAATGAATGCCAGATCAATAATCAAACACTCATGTTCGTAAGCGTATTGAATCGCCTTGTAAATCTGCTCAACACGTACAGTGTCTTCCCGCAGCGGGCGTCCCAGCTCTTTGTAGTGTTGGTTAATTGCCCAAGCTGCACCAAATCCATGCAAGTCTTCATCAATAGCAGATTGGTTAGTACCACGCACCACAACTGGAAGCTTGTTGTATCCGTTGGATTGGAAGCTTTTCAAGATTGCAAAGCTGGCAAACAACAGGGCAGTTTCTGTCATAGAGAAGACGATAACAGACAGTAACTTATCCTCACCGTTCAGCACACTCTCAAGCCATTCAACACGTGCGGCCAGTTCAGGGTTAGCAGCGTAGGCACGGTAGTGTTCGTCTTTGTCCAGTCCAAGTTGTGTGTTCAGTTGGTTGTAGAAGCGGGCATGAACTTGAAGTTCGAAGGCAGCGAATGCCGCAGCCATTGCTTTAGCTTCTGGAGTTGGGAACACCTTGATAAACAAGTTACCCCAGAACTCTTCACCAACGATCAACTCATACTTGAGGAACAGTTGAAGAACAAACTTAACGGCGTGAAGTTGGGCAGGTGTAAGATCGAACAAAAGTTGCATTCTGTCAAGCTCAACTTTCATTTCTGTGTTTGTCCAGAACTGTTTGTCGAACTGTTTGTCTGCGAATTCGTAGAACTGAGGGTAGATAGTAGCGTAGCTATCCGTCTCTGTCATGATACGAGTTTTGGCATTGAAATCGAACGGCAGCCCCATTGCTACCGCTTCTAGTTGGTCGGTCATTAATATTCCTTAATCGTCTGTAGGAGTTAGTGTGCCCTGATAACTCATCGTGCGAAGAGTATGTCTCAGGCTCTTGTCTTTTGTGGCTTCGATTTGGGCTTCCATACTGGCACAGCCTGTGGCGAGCCAAGCAGCGTCAGTACGCTCAAAGCCTTCAACACGAATGCCGTAGTATTCAATGTTGTTGATTGTTCTGTGGTTACAGGCTACCAGCTCGTAACCCAAACTCACATCAAAGCCGTTCGTCTGTAGAATTGCTTCGAATACTTTCTTGTTTTGTGTATCGTGTGCTTCTTTAAAACCATCAACCAGATTCAGGTCGTGGAAACTCAGGGCGTAATCAGCCATTGGACACCTCGTATTTCATGCATACATTATTCGGGATCAGTTGGCGATGTTGCACCCAACCGATAAAATTACCAGACCAGAACTTCTTGTTGCGGTCTACGTGAGTTACGCCGTCTTCCCAGATGGACTGCTCTTGACAGTCTTCACAGAACATGTCAGGCACCATAATTGGAGTGGCCTGATGCTCGAAAGGACTAGCATGTACAGGTTCACTGTCTACAAGGCGCTTGTATACCATCTGAGCCTTCTCAAGCGTATCATCCAGCTTACGGTAGCTCACTTGAGCACAGCAGCTAGAAGAGATTGCTAGAGCCTCTTCCAGAGTGACTGTTGGCAGCACTTGAGTTTTGTGGCTATAAGTTGGAAGCTCGCCACTGTAGTACATCAGGTTACCAACGCAATCACGAATACGACCTACGTAAGGTACATGCCACTCCCCCGGCTTCAACTCAAATGGTTCACTCGCCTGCAAAGCTTCCCACATCAAACGAGCAAGCTCTCTGATTTCAGGCTGTGCATCTGGATGGTTACGCAGCCAGAAGAAGTTGTCCATACAAGTTGCTGTCATGACAGTTTTCATTGTCTGAAACGGCTCAAGGATACGGTTAGTTGCTTGTTTATGCAAGCCTACTTTAACCAGTGCCTCAGCAATACCAGCAGCAAACTTAGCAGCACTCTTCCATAGAAACTGTGCAGAGTGAGCCAGTGCGTCAGATAGGACATTAGCAGCTTGCATCCCCGGCTGGTTTTGTCCCCAGTGGATTGGCATAGCTGGATTGTTTCTTACTTGATCAATGATTGTAGCGACGGGAATAGCCCGCGATGATGCTGCATTACGTGAGAACAGACGATGGGTCATGAACTCTCCGTGAATGAAGCGTTGATACTCCAGCTCCCACGTAACGATCATTTGACCATTAGGTGCGATAGAGTGTGCGATGATTTTTGCAGTAATTGTCATTATTTCTCCTTATAAAAGCAAAGGGAAACCTTTTTATGGGTTTCCCTTTTATAGGTTATTGCCTGTGTAGGAGGATATTATACCCCGACTTGCATACGCGAGTCAACAAATTTTCCTCTCAACATCAACTCTAGTTGAGCCAACACACCAAATGCTTCATGAGCCTTGTGAAGCAGGCCAGACTCATGGTCTACGCACTGACTGATATCAAAGCCGTCAACAACACGTTGCTTGATATGGTCTGTACGGTGACGGCTTGCAGCCGCAGCCAGAGCTTCCTCAGCGTTTGGGAGGTTCTGCCAGTCATGGTCTTTGTAACCTTTGGCAGTTTGTGCCCAAGTCATGACGTTTGCCACTTCACGCAGTGCGAGTGGGAAGCCATCGTCAACCAACTCTACACGAATCTTACCAACCTTTCGAGTTTCAAGCTCAGGGCGGAACACGCCGAGAGTGTCAGAGCAGCCAGTCTCAACCTCAGAGCCCGGTTCAACAAGCGGAGTTGTGAACAGCTCCATGTGCTTACTAAAGTCAGTGGCGATACGGACAGGGTTAGTTACTGATTCTACCACACCCACTTCACCCTCTTCGAAGAATTCCCAACCACCAAAGTATTCGTATGCTACGCTGTTAGCGTCGTCAAATACATCATGCAACCGAGTAAGGGTAGTTCCCGCTGGGATGCTCTCCCAGTGTCCGAGTAGGACGGCGGTGTCTCCAGTCTCTTGACTCAGCATTTCGTCAATTGTAAGTGTTCTTACTGTCATTCATCGTCCTCCATTTCAACTACGATTGGGTCACAGCCCAATGCCTTTTCGAGGATAGCTTTAGTGCTTGCCACTTTGATCAGCAAAATCATGAGGGCTTCTTCACTTCCGCCGTGTTTTTGCAGCAGTTCGTCAAGGAACTCAACAGACTCTGCCAAACTTACCAGATCACGAAGGTTTACTTTATTCTCACTCATCAGCGTAAGTTCCTTCATCGATGCAAGACTCTTTAGTTGCTTGCAGGACAACCTGTAGAGCAGGGATGGTCAGCTCAGGGTTCTCAGGGAAGCGCTCTTGCATGACAGCCAGAATGTGAAATGCCAGATCACCTTGCTCAGCAGTTAGTTTGATATTTTTCATACAGATTCTCCTTTGCTAGTTTGTAGTTTGTTGAAATATCGGCGGACGCAGTAGCCACGACCAATGCTCCAGACTGTGCAGCCGATTGTAGCGACAGTAGAAGCCACTGTCAAGTCTTTAATGAAACTGAATGTCACCATTGTGATGATCCAGCTTCCTACCATGCCAATGCCCGTATTGGACACGGTTTCTTTCAACGATTGTGCTTTACTCTGTGCCATTTCCGCCTCCATAACGAATGAGGGGCCATCATACGATAGCCCCTTTCTTGTGTCAAGCGTATTTTTTGGTTAGGTAATCAAGCGACACAGGGCATGGCAAGCCAAAACCATCATCCACTTCATTCAGCATCATAATGCCACGGAAGTGTTGATTACCTTGGTGGCCTTTGTACGCCTCGTCGTGAGGGTAGCACGCACCATTGATAATACCAATGCGGTATTTGCCATCAAGCTGGTTGTCAGCGATTGCAATATCCAACACTTGCTTGTGCCCAACAACGAAAGAAGAGCCCACAGCCTTCAACTGTGCAGCAGCGTTACCAGCACGTGGACGACCATTCATTGGGTTGACCAAGTAGTGGACGTAGTAGATACCGTCGATGCAAACTGGTTTCAGATAAGGGGCAACTTCCCAACCGTATTGCTGAATATTGAGTGAGTCCACACCGACAAGGCCGTACAACTCTGGATTATCGTTGGCGTAACGGTCAAACCGATCTTCGTGATTACCCGGACAGAATACCATCTTAGGGTTATAAACCTTCTTTTTATTTGCACGTTGTTGCTCCTGTAGTGCGATGACTGGCGCCATCAACTTCTTCATGCCTTCGTGACCAGCACGAACATCGTCAATGACGCGACGACCTTCCATCACCTTCTTGCCCTTGTCATAACTGGAGAGGCTTGGGAAGTCCCAGTGGTCGCCAATATGGACAACAACATCAGGCTTCTTGTCAGCAATGTACTGGCCGATATAGCCCATGTAGGACAGGTCTTCTTCTGGTTTGGCCTGTGTGTCTGCGATGATCAAATGCTTCATACTCATTTACCCTCCTTCAAAATTCTAGTAATTTGCTCTCTACGCTCTTTTACTGTGCGTGCAGGAACCTCACCCTTCTTTATGATCCACGCTTTCACCACATCTGCTTTCTCTTTGCAAATGGTAATCGCTTGTTTCTCAATGGCTGCATCTTCGTGGGACATGCCTTGACGTTCAGCAAGGGTCTTGATCTTGTGACATGGCTTGCACAGGAATGCCAAGTCCTCTTTACGGACAAAGACAATCCCTTCGACAAACTGTTGAATGTCACTAATCTTTCTCAGAGAATGCTCGCCCGTCCTATGATCCACTTCCATATTCTTTAGGATGTGCTCTTTCTTGCAAATCTCACAAACCCCGCCCCAAACTTTAGGACGGCCTTTGCGTAGTTTCACATTAGGATTGGTAATCATCTTGCGAGCTTCTTTAACAAACTCAAGCTTGACAGGATTCTTCGACCAAAGGTATCGCCGGATTCCGCCACGAATCCAGCTTAGATACATTGCCTCGGTCTTCCAGATTTCTGGGTACAACTCCCAAGGACGGATATCACTCACGGTCAAGCTCCCTTTGCCGTAGGACACAAGCGTCAGTGATCTTTTGGATCGTACCATTTGTTACAGTATCACCAGCACGAATCATTGGGTCATCATAGCCGAGATACCAGTAAGCCCAAGCAGCATGCTGCCAAGCCAGAGGCTGATAGACGTTGTATTCACCGTCAGCCCATTGTTGGATGTACTCCCTTGAAGGCTCAACTCCAAACATCATAGAGTCACCCCCAACTTATCAAGCATCACAGCAACATCAATACGGTCATCTTCCCAACGACGCATGTGAGCACAATCAAAATACATCTGCATGATTTCAAGGGCGTCTTTGGTGTGGAGAACACCGTCATGAGCCATGTACGTCACCGGCTCAGGATACCAGCTTTTGTATTGGTTGTACAGAGCTGTCAGAGCTTCTTTGTCGTTGGTTGCGTCTTTCAGCACGTTATATGCTGCTACTTCACCAAACGTCACACTCTTGCCTGCTTTGTCCTGTGCAATCTTCCACAGGTCACACCCATGATAGTTGTCCACAGAATCACCGTAAAGCGCTTGGTAGTACAGCCACAGTCTGCCAGTACCCTTGATGCCTTTCCCTTCCTTGTGCAGCTCACCAAAGCCTTTAATCAGGATAGGTTTGATCATCTTCGCAGGATTCCACAGCCAGCCAGAACAACCCAGTGCATCTTTGTCTTCTGTTACAGTGATGATACGAGTATCAGTCTTAAAGCCTTCATACGAACGCATAGACTGTTTGTCGTCCACTTCCATACCATTGACAATGCCAGCTTTCAGCTCACCAATCAGATACGCACGTAGTTCTTTCAACTGTAAGGGACGGATAGTGTCTTCACGGTTCTCTTTATATTTCCCGCCGAGTTTACTCTTGCCCGCCCATTTACCAACTGTTGCAACGTGAGTCATTGGCAAAGGAATCAAGTCACGGAAATTGTTCTCACCGCCGATGTAAATCTCACCTTTGGTAACACCAGTGCGAGTGTGGTAGCCCTTGATCATATCGCGAATCAGGCTCTTCCCATAACTAGAATGTCGCGGGTCTTGTACGTCAGTGATGGTGTACATATCCTCAGTGTGGTCAGTGTCAGCCAGATAGGCTCTGAACTCTGTACGGTTGCTCCACTGTTCGATCACACCCTTTTCGATATGCTGTGTTTTGATACTCTTCTCTTCGTTTGCCGCTGCTGCCTTGTATGCAATGCTGTCTGCGTCAAATACTAGAATGTCCTCGCTCATTGTTTTCCTCCCAATAGCAAAAGGCTACCGAAATGGGTAGCCCTTTGTTTAAATCATCCTATTACTGGCTGCGGTAAGACTTAGTAGATGCCGAGGCGCTCAACATTGCCCATTCCATGCCTACAGAGTCCGCTACAAAGCTACGTGTAGCGCCAGCGGAGATACCGTAAGCAGCACCAGTAACAACTTCGTCAATGTTTGCAGCGAGGAAAACGATTTGGTATCCTTTCTCTTCTGCTTGCTTGACCAACTCTTTGATCTTAGCACCGCTGTACTCGACAGAAGCGTTCTCATGACCATCAGTGAAGATATTGATGATTGCTTTGTCTGGAGCTTCTTTCAGCACTTTAGAGAGTGCTGTGCCGATTGCGTCGTTCATCGCGGTCATACCACCCGGCTGATACGAGGCTTCGGTCAGGTCTTGTACGTCAGCCAGTGCGACTGCATCCAGTGTAAGATGTACACGGTTGCTGAAGACGTACAGGGTAACGTCAGCAGCGCCTTCGATCTTACGTTGCTCAGCAATCAAGGTGTTGAAGCCACCGATCACATCACCACGTAGGTGGCCCATGCTGCCCGATTCGTCAATTACGAACACGATTTGTACTGCATTTGGATTTGTCATTGTCTCTCCTTTATTAATCATTACTGAGCAGGCCGAGGACACCCCAGAGGATATACCAGCCAAGTGCGATGTTAACTCCCGGTACTACAACGTCAATCACAACGCAAGCCCAGAAAATAAACCAGAACAGATTCATCATTATTCCTTTTGGTAAGTGGTGAAGGCACATCTTACAGACTGTGCCCTTCCATGTCAACAATTAAATCACACCAAACTGTTCATACACTACCCAACCACCTTCAGTCTCTGGCCCTACATTGTCGATCACGTAGGCACCAGCTTTGAAGTAGAATGGGTATTCCTTCCATGCTTCGCTCACCTTCAAGTGATAGCCGAAGCCTTCAAGGTTTATGTGAAGCTCACCAGAGGAATCAACCTCTAAGCGGTATTCGAACGTCTCACCTAACGGGCAAGGAACGGACAACACTTTGACTGCTGGGTCTGTAGGGTTAGCTCTTAAATCAGCCCGTGCAACACCGTTCCACCATGTAACCATCAAGAATGGATTAGGTGCTTTGTGTGCGTGGATTTGACCTACAATCACCTTACCAGAGCTTGGTGCCAGTTCAACTCTTACAGTGCCGGACATTGCGTGTGCCACGCCATCCACTGTCCAGTTGTAGGGCAAACCCGACTCAGGAAGTGTTTGACGACTCTCTGTGCGTGGGCTGGAGCTGCTACCGGATGTATCACCTAACACAGAACACCAGTAGTTTGTGTGACCTTTTGGGTCTGTCCATACCAAATCTTGTGGAGGTTTTTCAGGATACAAATATGTTTGCCCGTGTGCTGTGATATTGCCAAAACTAAACATCATTTACCTCGCAAAGAACAGCGGGGCATAAAGCCCCGCCTCTTGTGGATCAGAACGGCACGTCGTCGTCAAAGTCGTCGCTGTCAGGCGCTGGAGCGCTTGGAGCAATGCCCGTTGGCTTCGCAGCCTCAGCAGCCTTTGGCTTGTCGCCATCAGCCTTCCAACCTTCACCGATGATGGCTTTCAGCGGGCTGTCTTTAACAGTGCCGTCAGCTTCAGTGCTGGTGAAGTTTACAGCTTTACGCTGATGGTTCTTGATGCAAGCACGTGCTTCCAGAGCAGCGGTCTTGTCAATGTTGTCATCCCACATTTGAACCAGAGCCAATGTTACACCTTCTGGCAGAGTTGGGTGTGGCAGACCTTCTGGAACCATCCCAGCGATTTTGATATCTTCCTTGAAGAAACCCTTATCGTTGATGTACAGACGAATCTGGAACTGTACAACTTTGCCCAGCAGTTCGTCAAGACGCTCTGCTTTGAACAAACCATCAGTGTCCAAAAGCCCCGAAGCATCAGCCAGTTTGTGCAGTTGGCTGTTTTTAGCCAGTGCCCACTTTGCAGCACCCGGCTTGCCTTGGTTGTGGTTCATCGAACGCAGGTTGAACGGCTTCTGCACCAGACGATTGAACTCACCGTTCAGGATCAGACGCAGAGGCATTGGCTTGGATTCACCAGTGAAGAACGCGCCTTTGTCAGCCATGATCTGAGGGAAGTCCACAGAGATTGCCACTTGCTGCACGTCCTTCTGCTTGTAGCGGAAGCACATATTGCCTTCGAACATTTCGAAGCGAGCGTTCTCACGGTTGGCCTTGGCAATTACAGCCTCTTCGCCTGCTTTAGTACCGTCGTACTCAGGGAAGCGTTTTACCCATTCAGCGTCAGTAACGAGAATCGCTGCGTCATCCAGCTTTTGAAGGCCGAGGTCGTATATACCAGTGATGATACCCGGCAGCGAACGCTGCTTACCGCCACCAGCCACTTCAACCAGATGTGCGTTGAGGGCTTTGTAGTCCACAACCTTACGGTTTTCAGAGCCAGCAGTAGTGTTGTTACCAGTTGTTTGAAAAGCCATTATGTTTCTCCTATCTAAATACCCAATCACGTGGGCGAGTGAGGGGCCAAAACGACCCCCATTGTTTGTTGATTGATCAGATCAACGAATTTCTTTCTCGGCGGTGTACGAGAAGATACGAATACCTTTACGCTTACCACCTAGAGCCGCCTTCAACTCACGTGCATACTCACGATCCGAAGACGTGGCTACGATTTCGTCGTTGGCATTGAATACTGCGTATGCCGCTTTGGTTGGCAGAGTTTCAGCTACTGCCACTTTGGTGGCTTCCACTTTCTTAGGCCAAACGTAAGCCTTGTAGTGGTCTTCCAACAGATACTGGGTAAGCCCCTCAGCATCTTTGAATTGGCGCCATTGTCCACGATGATGCTTTGGAAAGTCAAGTCCAGTATAGGTCACTGTCTCACCATCTTTGAATCCGTGGTCGTGGTTGGTGCGTTCACCTACGATAACAACCTTATCGCCTTTTTCAAGTGCCATGTAAATCCTCCTTCGTGTGTGGAATGCGTATCTTACGACAGTTTTTCTTGGCTGTCAACAAGTTTTACTTCACGATCAGCAAGATATTGCTTGATCCCTTTGGCGTTCACATACTCGTAACCGTCAAGGATGAAGTTGTAGGCGTTACCAATGCGGGTGATGGTTTCGCCAAGAGCGTACATATGGTAACGCTCCTTGCTTGTTACGGTGTACTGGCTCATGCCAGCAACTCTTTGAAGCGTTCAGCTACTCGGCCCAGACGGGAACTCGATTCAGTGGCAGCTTCCAGAAGCTTGGTACGCTTCTCGATTTCAGCTTGGTGTTCAGACTTCTGAACTTCGATAGCAGCTTGAGCCACTTCCAGTTGAGCTTGTGCGTCAGTGAAACCTTTCAGGGCTTCAGCCACCAGTTGATCCGGGCTCTTGGACTTCTTCGAAAAGAGGCCGGTGAATTCAAATGGAGAGCCAGTTGGGCTATAGTGGTCAGTGCCGCCGATCTGTGGTTCAGTGCGAGTAGTCATTGTATTTCTCCTTTATTTAGATAGTCTTTGGAGTGATGGAAATTCCATCATTACCAGCCATGTATAATGAACGCTTCAACGCCTCGGCATCCCCATTCGATGAGAATACATCGACAAATCGGCCTTGAACAGTTACGACGTATACCTGCATGTTGTTTCCTCTTGTGCGTTTCGATGTGGTGAATTGTAGAGACTTCCTTGTCCCTTGTCAACACTTATTTATCAGTGAATGTCCGAATAACGGTCCCCAAATTGGGTTTCGCAGTCCAGCTTACGACGTAGGCCGTAGTCACTGTTCACCTTGTATACAGCGTCCTTGATGATCTTAGCGATCTTAGCACGGTTCTCTTCAGTGTCACGCATACAGATGATGCACTCGTCGTGGAACGAACCTGTCAGACGCTTAGCAGCAATGCCCCATTCTTCTACCAACGCTGTGAGGATGTTATCAACCCACATGTCAAAGAAATAGCTACCAGTGCCTTGAGCCAGTGTAGAGAATCGGTCAGACTCTTTACGCAAGCTGTAGCAGAACCCGTTGATAGGGTTGATCAGCCACTTGTTACCGCGTGCGTCCTTGAACACCACTTGTTCATCAGCAATAGCCTTAACAGACCAGTTCAGCTTCCAGTAAGCTTCGTGGAGGATTTTACCCTCTTCCAGAGCAACACCAGCAGCTTGAGCAATCTTCGCAGCACCAGCATTATACACGGATGCGTAGTTGGTTGTCTTGCCTTTCTTACGAGCAGCCTTAGCGTTCGCACTCTTCTTGCCTTGCTTGAAGTCATCAAACTCCTGTTGCGTAATCATCTTGGCAATCAACGCCATGAGGATGTGCGGGTCGAAGTCATCAGCCTGCATGGTTGCCACGTACTCAGGGTCATGAGGCAGCATGAAGTGGTGCTTAACACGGTCTTCAAGAGACGACATGTCAGAGCCTACCAGAATCTTTTTCAAGCCTGCAATCAACGATCCACGAATATCATAGCCATACGGCTTGTCAGTACCCGGCAAGTTTACCAGCTCACGGTGCTGTACACGCAGGGTGTTTGTGAAGCCACCAATACGAGCCTTCAGGTATTTGCCATCCGTCATGTCACGGAAGAAGCCCTTGAGGACGTTACGGCGGTTCTCAGCAACCTTGTAGTCAGCGTACACCTTAATCGCTGGCACTTCCTCAGCGAGGTCTACGAGGCTGTGGCACAGCTCTTTACCGTCATCACCACCAACAGAGATTTGAGGAATTGCACGCTCTTCTGGTCGTGCATTCTTCCAGCGATCCCACTGGTATTTATTGGCCTTGCCTTGTGGCTTGGAAGCTACCCAAGCATTGAACGCCACTTCATCCTTTTCATACTTGAAGGTTTGAGGAACCCATCCTTTGCTAAACAGGAAGTCCTTAACCTGTGCAGGGCTGCCCGGATTCGGCTCTTCATTCTTGTTCCACACACGGTAGAAAGGATTACCAAATTCATCATTGCCGTCTTCTGGATCAACATACACCATGACAGCGCCAGTGATAGGCTCTTTCTCGCCCGCAGCCAGCAGACGCATTGTCTCATCCCACTTCACCCAATGGGCGTTACGATCCCCGTTCTTCTTGAATGGATCAGCTTTTGGCTGGCTCTTCTTGACATATTTAGGAACCATTGGCATAACAGCAGCCAAGCCTTCCCGAGCGCTGGCTACGATCACTTCCAGCTTCTCAAGTGCCTCACGACAGTGTTCTACGTCAACTTCCCAGCGTGTACTCTCCTGTAGGGCTGCACAATCCATCTTGAACATCAAGAACGTGAGGATGGAATCAATCGCGTGTTCTACGCTACGACCAATCATGTCATCGATTGGAATCCATTCATCTTTGGAGATACGAGTGCCACCAACATTGATAATGTTGCCAGTCTTTTCGTCTTCTTGTCCATTATCGATCAGGTCTTGGGCACGTGTGTACATGTCCACCAGACGCTCACGCAGGTCATCCCACAAAGCAACGTTAATCTTAACGTCCTCTTGGCAACGATGTTGCATACGGTCAAGGAACTCTTCAAGGCTTTCGTCTTCACCCTGTTCCCAGCTATCAATCGTAGGCTTGGCAATGCCGTAGTCTTCGAAGAAGCTATCCAAACCGTGCATACGACGATCAGGGCTCAAGTACCAGCTCAGTGCAAGCGTATCGATCACCATCAGATCGTCAAGGTTTACCTCAGCCGCTTTCAACTCTTCGGCCAGCAACAGCTTCACCAGCTTGGCGTCATAACCAATACCGTTGTGCATTACAACTGGAATGTTATTGACGATATGGTATTTGAAGAATGCCACCACTTGTTCTTTGTAATCTCGGCCAGCACGATCTTTCTTGTCACGGCGAACAGTCGCTTCAATGAAAGCACCTTGAAGCTTTGGACTCTGCATCTTGTACGACATAACGTGCATGGTTGTTACGGTATCCAGCAGACCATCAGCTTCGAAGTCGCAGACAGATGCCAGATGCCAGTTGGTAATTGCTTTCATGTAACCCTCCTTAAACGATGAGGGCCACTATACCGAAGCATAATGGCCCTGTCAAGCTTAGTCGTCTTGTGCTGCTAACGCTGCCAGATACTCTTCCTTCACCTTTGGATTCCGATCAAGGTAATCGTCAAGGTCGTACAGAGTGTGTACCTGATTGTCGTAGAAGTATTTGCCAGCTTGTGGCGACGTGTTACCCGTCCAACGACACTTGGTCATCTTCATGGTTGTCACGTTTCGTTCTACCTCGTTTTCAGCCTCTTTGTTACGTGTGAACAACAGGTTGCAAGCAGCCGATTTGAAGATTGCAGACGATCCTTGGAAGTCCTCTTCGAACAGGTCAGCACCAGCAGAGTTAGCCTTGCTGCCACCAGCGCTCTTACGAACGTGGTTGATCAGAATGAAGCTAACATCATGGCTCTTCACCATGCCTTTGAGCCACTTCATGAAGACAGCTTGCTCTTCGTTGCTCATACCATCCATGATATCTTGAAGCGGGTCAATGATAATCACCTTGCACTCACATGCAACGATAAGCTCCATGATCTTCTCTTTGATATCATCAATCGAGCCATCACGCTCTTCAACCAAGTGCCAACGGTGCGATCCGTCAGGCAGGAAGAACAGCTCTTGAGCTTTGGCTTCAACGTCTGGACTATTCAACAGCTCCAGCTTCTCAGCATCATCCTCAATCAGGTCAAGCTTCTTACCGATGTGTCGAGACAGCATCTTGTTGCCGTACTGGGCACAATCCGATTCAAGCGACAGAACACCCGGCTTGTGTGGACTATGGAAAATCCAGTGGTAGACACATTCATCTACGATTGTTGATTTACCTGTACCAGACGCAGAGCCCAAGTTGGTGATGGTTTTCAGTGGAATACCACCGGCCATCATCTTCTGCACTTTCTTCATGAATGGCGGCAATGGAATCTTTGGTGTAACAGCCGCTTTCTTCATCAAGTTCATCAGAGAGCCAGAACCAACAATACCCGATGGGGTATAAGGTACAGCCTTGTAGAACTCTTGAACAAAGTTAAACTCTTTGCCTACAGCAATGTTACGGTCCTTGTCCCACATGTAGCTGTTAGGGTCTTTCATGGACATTTCCATGATGTAAGCCTTACCCTTCGGCAGAGCCTTGCAAACCTTCTCAGCAGCCTCACGGCCAGCCGCATCGTTGTCCATACAGACGATGATACGTTCGAATCGGTTAAACCACTCATATTGCTTTACAATCTGCTTCTCGCAGCCTGTCTCACCGATGGTTGGCGACACAACTGGGATTGGATCATACTGTGTTCCGTTCTTCGCGTTGTTGCGGTTGTTGGTGTCAGCCAGCATCTGGAATGCAGACAGTTGGTCAACTTCACCACCAACAATCAGGCAGTATTTACCACGTGCCCGAATAAACTTGAACTGTCCAAACAAGTGACACTCACGACCAGTCTCGCCCAGCGGACCCGGTGTTTTGAAGTCCTTTGGATGCCCACGTCGCTTATAACCCGACAGGACAAAGCCATGATCGTTCTCAGCCTCTGCCGTGGTTGGATAGCACTGTACGGCAACTTCACCAGTCTTGGTGTCAATCTCATGACGAACGCCAAATGCCGCAGTTGTATCTTTACGAATCCCACGATACCCTTTCGAGTCGGTCGTGGTGATTTCTTTCATTCTTGCGTGAATCTCGTCATTGAATTCAGCACCCACAATATTGTACTCCTGCTCTTCTACCACACCATTTTCTTCCAACCATTCCTCAGACGGAATAGTGAAACCTCCGCAACCACCAAAGCAGTGGGCACCCTTGTGACGGCCATCTGTATCCTTGCCGTACACCATCAGGTTATCACCGCTACGGTCGTGGCCCTTCTCGACACACTTTGGGCAAGCTACCTTGCCATATTGGTATAGATCGATGCCGTATTTCTCTGCAATTTCAAGACTCGTCAAGCAGTATCCTCCAGAATTGTAACCACAATCGCCAAAGCTGTAAGCTCAGAATATTCTTCTATGAGAGCTTTCTTTGCGTCAACAGCGTCAGTAAAGTAGTTGAATTTAATAACGTCAGTAGACGAACCGAAGTCTGTTATCACGGTTACATGCAGTGATGTACTCATACCACCTCCACTTCCATTGGATCAAAGTGTAGTGCGTCCAGAGCGTCTTCTGGGTCTTGTTCAGGATCGAGGTCAACACACAACCCGCCATCAGGCCACACCTTGGTGATAACACCAGTCCAGCCAATCAAGTTGCCTTCTGCTGCAACGTCGGTTTTATCGTAAGAGTCATACACAACTTTAATGCGATCACCAGCTTTCATTCATGTTCTCCTTTCTTGTGTTTACGTTTACGACGGTATTTGGTACGGTCGCGTTCAACCTTGGGGATGTTAACACGTCGATTCGGTCCTGCCAAGGGATTTCTTATCTTATTGTCCAACGTCGTATTCTCTCAGGAATGTATGAAGAGCAGAGTCTACCACAAACCTCTGGCTGTCGATAGCATTTTCTATATGAATCAAGAACATAGGACCGTGCATCCCTTGTGCGGACTGAACACGCACAGTGTAGCTACTGTCCCGCTGCTGTACACGCTTCTCAAGAGCGTCACAGAAATTAAGGATTTGACCTTCGGTAATCATACTCTCTCCTATCTATAGGCGTGAAAAAGCCCCACCGTCAGGCAGGGCTCAGTCATTGGTTTCATGCTAACGACAGCTCGGTGCATTGCCAGCGTCCGTCACACAGATACGTCTCAACGTGTATCCAAGATTTGGAGAAGCTTTGTAGCGATACTGGTTAAAGCTTTAAAAGGTTGAGGGTTCCCGCCCGAAGCGGAGAGCATCTTAATCTTTTAGCTTTGCAGCTTTCCTATTTGAACTTTGATCTTAGTCAATGCTTGGATAGGGCGTAGCAGCCCCATCAATCTATGCTTAGATTTGGTTAGAATACCATTCAGTAATAGGCTCCCCGGATATACCCCCGAGGAATGGGTTGCGTGAATTTAGGCAATTCGTCGCAGCATGAGAAAACTTGTTTACAACTCTGTTAGGCTTCGATCAGAGTCTTGGCGTTTGCCTCAGACAGAGCGAAGTCCACTTCAAACAGGAAGCCATTGATATCCGCTTCCATCTTGCTGATCACAGCTTCCAGACCGCTTGGGTCAAGTGGTGCGGTGATGTTCGAAGCGGTGTAAGGCTTGCTGATGGCCTCCAACTCTTCTTCGGTAGCCTTGCGATCCTTACCGACAGCAGCTTGAATCATGGTGTCGATACGGCCTTGCATTTGAGTGTTGTTACGTTCGATAACAGAGCGAACCTGACCCAGTTGTTGCTGGAGAACAGCCTGAAGGGCACGCTCTTTATCGATAGAGCCTTTACGCTCAATGGCCTCAGCCACAGTCAGCTCTTTACCGTTGATGGTGACGGTGGTCACAGCATTCGAACGGATGATTGCAGCCTTAACTGCTTGGCGACGGGCGATCAGGTCTTGAACCGATTGCAGGTTTGCCTTCAACAGATTGGTGGCTGTCTGAAGGTCTTGACCATTGGTAGTCTTGCCACCAACAGTAACAGTTGCGAAGACGCTCTGTCGAGTGGCTTTCTCGATGCGATCATTCAGGGATTTTACTTCAGCCAAAGCGCGTGTAATGGAAATCTGTGCCATCTTTATATTCTCCTTTGATATTTGATTTGGTCATTGTAGCAGGTTTTTGTCTGCTGTCAAGCGTTATTTAGGATTGCAAATGGATTATCGTCAATCCAGATAGCAACCTTCACTTTCTGTGCAGCCATGTAAACTTGCTTTGCTTGACCAGAAGTGTAATACACCTTGAAACCTTTGTCAACCAGAAATTGTAAATCTTCTGGATATGTCTGAGGCGTTCGCCACGTACACACAACCACGTGGTATCCGCCCCTCTCCAGAGCCAGCATCACCTGTAGCCATAGAGGTTCGTTATCACTGATCGTTTCGTCATAGTCAATAGCTATGACGGGAGCGTCCCGCCCTAAGAAGTCTGTGCGTGCCCACGGATCGAAACCCGGCATCATAACACCTGCTTGAAGTAGACCAGATTACCGCAGAGTGTGCAAGCTGCTTTGTAGTAGGATTCATGATAATCACTCTCGTAAGTGAGATCACCTTGCTTAGCTTCGAACTCACTTTTACACGTGCCGCACCGTCCTGTGTACTTTCTCTCAGCAGGCAGCTCGCCTCTCTTTGTCATCACGATAGCCATTATTGAAACCTCAGCATGGACGTTTCCAGTTCACGCACAATACCATCAGAACTCACCTGACGCAACACACGCAGGGCGAACTCACTGCCAGTCTCATGTACAGCGGGATGCATGTTGTAGCCCAAATCTTGCAGCACAGCGGTACGTTCAGAAATCCGCAGTGCTTTGAATGCTGCCATCAGTTCGTTATTCATTTGTATACCCCTTGTCTGTATTTGAGAACCAAGTGCTGCCTCATGCACTCGTATCCAATTGGAATTCCTAAGCTACTATGTAGCAGCTCACCACGTCCACCCGCTTTGAGGCAAGCCATCTTCATGTCATCGTAATGACTGGCCTGCACTATAAAGATGCTACCGAACATTGCCACAGCGAATAGCCCCAAACCTACAACGAATTTCATTTACTGTTCCACCAAAGTGTTTTGCCTGTCAAGACTTCATAAGTCTGCCTGTCAGCAAGGCGACATTTCTGTGTGAGATAGATAGGGTTGATACCCTTCTCCATACAGTATGCCTTAGAATTGCAGGCCATGTCAAAGAATTCTACAAGATTTCCTTCACAATCTTCAAGAATGTAGCCATGCTCAGTTTTGATTAGCCACCACATTATAAGCCCCAAGCCTGCATGTTGGTGTAGATTACAGTGTTAGCCATGATCTGGTCAAGCAGAAACTCGCGACTTCCCGTTTGGATTGTTAGGTCTTTGGTGATCAGAATGTTGCTTCGCGTCTCTACATCATTTGCCAGCACCATGTCAAGGTTGCTGTTGTGCATTGAGTTGAAGGCTTTAGCCACCTGCTCAACCTTGCTCGCATTGTGTGTGGTCTTGAAGCCAGCCACAATGATATCAGGACGACGTTGCTTGATGAGCGTCATCATCTTACCTTGCACACCCTTAAGGGTCACAGGGTAATCCTTAGAGCTTGATAGACGTGTCTCGTATGTGTATAGGTTGTCCACATAGAAATCACAGATAGCCGCATTCATGACGATGGCTTTAACGTCTTCATTTGGTAACAGCACATCAAGTATAAAGGTTTCAACGTCCTCATTGGTGAGCAGGGTACTATTCGAATCAGCCATCTTTGTCAGCACCAATTGGGGTTCCAGCGTTCCGTTGTCTGCAAACATCTTGTGGAGCTGCTTAGCCGTACCACCAAAAGCTGGTGCAGCTAGCGCCAGATGGCAGGAAATAGGGTTGAACGTACCACCACCAATGATTACAACCTTGCTCATTTCTGCTCCTTTGCCCATTGGACAGCTCGTTTAATGACGTTCCCATGACAGGGATTTGGAGAACAATAACAGGCCAATCGTTTTCCGTCAAGGTCTTTCAGCATTTCGATTGTAACAACGCCAGTCTTGATCAGAAACCACAACCACTTTCTATATAGCTGTATGGCTTCTGCGACAGAATCCACCTGTACGATGGCTTTCGTTCCGTCTTTATGGCTGTATGGGTTTCCCCATTCTGATCCTCTGCCAATGTATACAATGTCAGGGTCATCCATGTTCACTTTATGCTTATTTACTACTTGGCACATACTTTGCTCCTATCCAAAATCAGTTTTGTGTTGTCGAGATAAACCAATCCCAAGGCTTGCCATACTGATTAACACCAGCCTCGACATGCCTACAGGTTTATCTCATACGCTATCCAAAATTCAGATTGCGAGTCGGCAGCATGGGCTGCTATAGATTGTGGTCCTTCCTCTGTGTTAGAGTCCGCCGTTCTGTTCCCACATTCAACCTCAGTTGCCCCTAACGGCTTACCTCTTCATAGGGCGTACACTCGCAGGACGGTGAGTGAAGCCTTTCGGCTGACATGTCTCTCTGCGACGGATGAATAGTAACACGGAAATTCTTTGTGTCAAGGGCTTGACAGCTTTCCTTTTTCGTATAAGATGGCGGCACATTAACGACGGAGGACACAACATGAAGCACACAACTATACCACCAGTACAAACCAAGCCTCTGTCTGCTGCACAGATGCGAATCAGTGAATCGAAGCGTAACCAAGCAGTGCGTAAGAAGGCAACACAGATTGGTTATGTAGTAGGTGCAAACATCGGAAATTAATTTTCCAAAAGGTGTTGACAAGAATCAAAATTGCTATAGAATGGCCCACACTTAAACACACAAAGGAGAAACAAAATATGTCTAAAGTTACTATTGCTGCTGCTGTCCTCGCTGGTCTGACTCTCTCGGATCGTCTGGTTGAACTGGGTGTTCAAGACGAAGCCGTCTTCAAAGCTATTGGCGACCTTGCCGGTGCTCTTGGTGAAGTGATGGCTGTCACCGAAAAGGTTGACCTCGCTGTTGGTCTTGTCTCTGCCGCTCAACTGGCAGACGACGAAGACACTGTAATGCGTGGTCTGGCTGCTGTCAAGGCTGTGACTTCTGATCTGGTGTCTGACCAAGACAAGATCATGGCAGCAATGCTGGGCGACATGTCGGAAGAAGAAGCCCTCATGATGCGTCTGCTGGCTGAACTCGGCGCTGCTCTGCGTTAAGAAACACTCTTGCCCCCTGCAACGGGGGCATTTTTACGCCCTAATTTAAGGAGATTTTATGTCTGAACGTGCTCTTGCCCGTGTTGTTACCATTGACGAACTGGTTGCCATTGAAGGCGCTGATCGTATTGAGCTGGCTATCGTTGGCGGTTGGCAGGTTGTTGTACAGAAAGGACTGTATGAGCCAAACAAAACGCTTGCTGTCTATTTCGAAGTGGATTCGCTGCTTGACACTGAGCGTCCGTACTTCAACTCGTTGGCTTCTCTGTCAAGCAAGCTTTTGCACGTTGTCGATGGCCGTACCCATGCACGGATCAAAACCATGAAGTTGCGTAAGCAACTGTCTCAAGGTTTCTGTATTCCTCTGACTGAAACTGGCCTGACTGCAAAGGTAGGTGATGACCTTACCAAAGACCTCGGCGTTGTCAAGTACGAGAAGGCCGAAGAAGCCAGCATGAACAACAGTGGTGGATCGAACGGAGTTCGTACAGGCACTACAGCTCTGGGCTTCCCTAAGTTTATTCCGAAGACTGACCAGACCCGAGTGCAGAACATCACTCACATGTACAACAAAGCTGTTGAAGAAGGGGAAGAATTTGAAGAGTCGTTCAAACTGGATGGTAGCTCTCTTACGGCCTTCGTTCGCAACGGTGTTGCTGGTGTTGCTTCACGTAATGTCGGTTTCCGAACTGAAGATGAAAAGATTCCGTTCTTTACTTCTGTCAAAAACTACTTCCGTGGGAAAGGCTGGAAGCGTGTAATCAAGAAGGACGACAATCAGTTCACTCAGATTGTTGCTGAGCAAGGCATCATCGAAGCGATTCGCCGTGATGGCCGTAACATCGCTGTACAAGGTGAGTTGGTTGGTCCTTCGATTCAGAAGAACTTTGAAGGCATGGACAAGAACACCTTCTTCTGCTACGATGTATACCTGATTGATGAGCAGCGTTACATGCTGCCTGCTGAGCGACTTGAGTTCTGCACTGATCAAGGCGTGAAGCATGTGCCGATTAACTTCACTGGCCCATTGCAAGCCAAGACAGTCGCTGACGCTATCGTTCGTGCTGACGGTCCTTCTGGACTGAAAGGTAAGTACCGCGAAGGTTTCGTATACAAAAGTACCACTCGCGACTTCTCGTTCAAAGTGATCAGCAATGCATACCTGCTGAAGGAAGAATGACATGGTTAAAGTTGTGGAAGTGGCACCTGCTAAGCGTACTACTTGTTATAATTGTCGTGCTATTCTTGAGTACAATTTCTCTGACATTGCTGAAGAGTGCGTGCGTGATTATACTGGTTGTAGTGATACGTACTATCGTATTGTGTGCCCAGTTTGTAACCTGAAAAACAATGTAAGTCGCTGGCGTTAATTCGTAGGCAAACAAAAGGCCCGAAGCATCACTGCTTACGGGCCTTCATTCTTTCTCTAAGGTCATCAATCTCACGTCTATTCCTTTTAACGTCGTCATCCAGCAACTCGTATCTCTTATTCGCTAGAAACTGCAAAGAAGTTACTTGTTCCTGAAGGTTATTGATCTTTGATTCGTACTTCCTGTCGATGGCCGAGAGCTGTCTCTGGTAATCCTGCTTCGCTACTTCCAACTCTAGTTGGCTCGTTTTGTTATTATATGTGGGGAAAGCCAGAAGATACATGCAAAATAGGAGTGCTGCAAGAAGACTACCAACTGCGGCCATCCAAGGCCATTCTGTTCTTCTTGTCATAATGAGACTCCTGTTAGTTCTTGTTGTGACTGCCCTCAAGTTTGTCCATTACACGTTCCAACCACTTGTTCGTAATTTGTTGCTCGTTACGAATACTTGTGATCTTGGTGTCCATTTCGGAAGACAGCCTGTTGATTGCTGTATTAAGTTTATCTTCAGTTACAGTAGTTGCCTGCAATGTGTAGAGCCTGTCGTCCAGCTTATTGATTTGAGATTGCTGGTATCCCACAACACCTACACAAATCATTAGTAGAGCGCCTGCTACATAGTTGAGTACGGCCTTAACCATATCATTTGTTGCCGCTGCCATAAAGTTTCTCCTGCTGTTCAAACCATTTCTTATGGTTTTGGATTCGGTTATTACAAGTCCATACTTGGTATGTGTTAACCACGTAACCGTGAGCTAACGCACGAACAGTGTTTTCCTTTACACGTTCAGGGGTACAAGGGAGAAAGAACTCACTTGGTGGAACTAGCACAACCGTCTTTATCACCGTCACAGTACGCGTTGTCGAGCAACTGCATAAGGTCAGGACTAAGGCGGTCATCATCAGAAAAGCCCTGAGGCTTCGTAGGAGCTGCATTAGCTTTCTCCTTGATAGTCAGTGTAGGTAGAGCGAGGATCGCGTCTCCTGTGGCCTGCTGGTTAGTGTTGAGGACATTCTCTTTGCGGTAATGCTCAGACAGAGCGTCAATCGATATCAGACAGGAGGCTTTCGCCTGTTCTGTTGCTTTCTCGTTAGCTTCAACGGCAGCCATGTATACCGACACTTCCTGTTCAAGCCTTTGAACGTCTCCGTGTAGTTTGTACGAATACCCTACGATGGAGAGTGTCAAGACGACAAACCCCACCATCAAGTATGTTTTAAGAGTTGCTAGCATCTTCTTCTCCTTTATCAGTAGTAGTGTAGTAGACCAAACCAGCCCGCACTATAGCTACGAATGTTGCAATCCCTGCATATGATCCTTGTGGGAGAAGAGGTTGCCACAACATCATCAATGGCTCTGCTGCAAGGAACACAGCGGCTAGAATACCCAGCCCCATTTTCATTTTCTTTGACATGTGGAAACCTCCAATTAGTTTTATGTTGCTAGGTTTGGCATTGCCCTGAAGCTAGCGGTAGTTCCAGCCAGTCCAGACGAAGTACACATCCAACCCATAGGGTTGTTAGGTGTTGGACCTGTTTGCCAAATCTTAGTACCTGCTGTGTAGTAGAATCCGTTAACCGGTTGTACTGTCGAGAAGTGTTCGGTGCAACTGACCAGTACCCACTCAACTGCGGAAGCACCTACTTGCCAAATTCTCAAAAGGGTTAGAATCCCAAACTGTGGTACAGTTATAGAACCAAGTCCATTCAGGGAAATATTACCAGCGTTGGTAAGTGTGATTGTACCATTGAGCGGTCGAATTACGACAACTTCACCCGGAGCAGCAGTTCCCTTCAAACTTGTTAGCTTTATTGTGGCATCTGCTGCTGGGTTTACCACTACAAACTTGTGAGCCTGTAGATCAAGCGTAGACCCTGTAATTGTTAAAGTTTTAAATGAAGCTGGTTTATATTTACCAGTTGCATCCCCAGAAGGCATACCTTTGACATTAAGTCCAAGGATGTTGTTAAAGTCTACAGATGGGTTGATGTAGTTATCTACAATACCGTATGGCTCGTTGTTATGTTCGAACGATAGATAGGCGTTACCACTTAGACTGTACAGGTATCCGCTACCCGCTGCCCCAAATGTCCCACCATCTGCTGCGTTAGCTAGGTGGTTCTTCGATGCATACACTTTAGCATTCGCAGCAAGAGTAAATAGTTTTCCAATACGTTCAAACCAACATTCATCAAAGAAGACTGCTCTGCAATTACGAGCGAAAGCACCTTCTTGTGATTTCTGCATGGAGAATTCAGCACCAAAGGTTACGTTGATTGGAGCTTGAACAGCATTACCTTGTCCCGGTAAATCGTTAATGTTCTCGCCAAACCAACCATCATCAGCCATTGTAGATGGGTCTGGGTCCCAATCCAAAGACACACAGCGAAGTGCTACTACACCATCACGACCTTCTGCTGCACCACCAATGAATTCAATTTGACCATGTTGACCAGTCATGCGTAGGGCTTCACCGTCAGTCGGAACTTGAATGAACACTTGGTAGAACTTCAGGAATTGAATAGGGCGCTGATAGTTTGCATTTGTGTAGCCACCACGTGTCCACACTCCAAAGTTGAAGTTCGAGAATCTGATATCCGTGTGGTTTGAATACCACAACCCACCGTGAATATGTCCAGCATCCCATTTAGCCTTGATGTACATACCCCATTGTGTAGGGTTTACATTTGGTTGTGCAAAGCCTTGAACTGCACTTCCCATGACATGGATACCAGTCATATGGGATGCAGATACTGCCCCATCTTCAATTTCCAAATACCCGTAAGTTCCACCGGGGTTAAACGAAAGTGCGGTGAAATAAGTAGAACTCGATCCATCCCCAAGCAGAGACACAGAGTGGCGTCTAATGATTCTAGTATGCGGGTAACTACCTGCGGGGAATCTCACAGTCCCACCACCGAACGACTTAACATCCGAGATAGCTTGAGCTGTAGCCGCTGTCCAATCCCATTGAGAAGGAGGAACCACTCCAGTTGGATCATACCCGGTTGCTAAACTCGCGTATTCCCAGATGTTAACTACTAGCCCAGAGAGTGCCAGACTAACAGTTTCAATTTCTTTAGAGAGTGGAGCCCTCTTAAACCCGACAAGACTAGCACCCTTGGTTGTATCCAAGTTGTCAGATAGATCATCTGCACTAACTCTTGAGTTTAATTCCTCATTTGTTGTGTACTGCGGGTGTGGGTCCGGTGCAGCAACGTGTGCAGCTATAGCAGACGTTGCACGTCCTGCCGGATCAGCACCAACCTCAGAGTAAGTTGGCATTCTGTGGGAGTGGTCTGACCTAGACGCTGAAGTTGAAACTCCTGCACTGGGCACTGTGTTCAAGTTAACTGGTGGAGTGCTAGATAGTGGAGTGGAACTAGCCTTCAAGTAATCCATGAAGTCTTGCATCGTACCTACGTTACCAAGACTCAACCAGTTCTGATATGCATCATCACCAGTATCACCTTTAACGCCTTGTGGTCCTTTTACATAAACTGTGATATCTGTAATTTCTGCCATTTTAAATCTCCGTGACACTTGGGAGTGTCTTGAAAGTTCCATAGATAATCTTGTAGGACTCTCCATCAGCTTCAGTCACGAACAAATCGTACACAGAGAAACTGATAACATCCTCTAAAGATTCATCTGGAATATTTAGTACAATGACATCCTCACCTTCAAAAGAAAGACCAGATGTCAAATCTAGAGTCAAGAGTGCAACAGTATCACCGTACTTACTCTTGACTTGCATCTTTGCAGTAGCACCTACGAGGTTCAAACCGACAGCTTGAATACGACGCTCGTATGTGTCGCGTTGTTGTGTAACAATGTCG